TTGGCGGCAGCTTTTTTGCCTTCTGCAAGCGCGGCATTCAGAGCTGCGTTGGTAACGTCTCTGCCGGCTAACGCTGCTGCAATAGATGCTCTGGCTACGTTTTGGGCTGCTAGCGGTAGTTGATTAAACCCCGGCATGGAATTAGCAATGCCATTTACTGCTGTTCCGATTGCAGCGCCAGCCAATGCATTTAGGGGATTTTGATCAGTAAACGCTGCGTTTACAAGACTAGTAACGCCTTGCGTTATTCCTGATTTAACAAAATCTGGAAGATCAACACCCTGTAAAGATTGGTTTACCGTAGAAGATACTTGTGATCCGACAAGGTCTAACCCATAAGTTGTAGCTACGTTTTTAATTGTTGTTTCAACATCGCCACCATTTCTTGCGGCTTCAATGATGGTATTTCCAGCTAATTTAGCTAATGTTGGGTTTGTAATGCCCAGTGCTTTACCCAGCGTTCCACCGGGATTGTTCAGCGCTTCCGTAAAAGTCAGTCCCGATGCAACAGCAGAAGCGGTATTTATCCCAGTGTTGAGGTTTGCAATTGTCTCTGCTATTGCATCTAAACCAGCAGTCCCCGCAGCGCCCGCAGTCCCCGCAGCCCCCGCAGCGCCAACGCCCGCAGCGTTTGCTAGCCAACCCAAACCATTGACAACACCGAGAACAAGCAAGCCTGCCTTTGCCATATCTTCCAAAGAATTGCCAAAATCTTCCCAACCACTTAATTGTTTTTTAGGTAGATATGTACCAGTTATGTCACCTGCGGCATTAAAAAACAACCCAACGGTATCGCTATGCTTAACAGCGTAGCCAGTGATGTTGTTGGGGTCGGGGACTTCAACCGAGCTATCCCGGCCATCAACAGTCATTGTTCCAAACTGCGGATAAACGTTTGAAACAGAAATGCCTAGAAAATCAGCAACCTTTTTTCTAGCGGCAACTTGTGCTGCTAATTTTGCAATTTGCGCTGCTGTCGGACCTTGAGGCGCATATCTAAGTTCATCGGAACTGTCCCTGTAATCACCCCCGGCACCACCTTCACGAAAGGTGTGGCCTGCTGCTTTGCGACGGTACTCCAAAATATTCATAAGTTGTCAAACCAGTTATGTTGTTTGAGTTGCCGGGTTAACCGCCGCCACCATGGCCTCGGCCCAATCAAACCAATTGTCGTACTGATCCGTGCGGGGCGTGGCCTCGTTTGCAAAAACGTCAATTGCATTCAGGCCATTGCCCCACAACTTCCAGTCCGTCTGGGCATCGGGGATCTGGAGGTTTTGGGCTCCGTACAGCTCGCACATGAGGCTTGCCCATGACTCAAACGTGCTGTAGCGGGGGTCGTAGATCTGTGCGGGATTAAGAGCCATATGGCCTCGAGTCGCCGATCTCGGCACTAAGCAAGATCTTGCCAAGCTGGTAATTCCCCCCGGCTACGTCAGAGGTAAACCTAAGTCGCAGTTCCCGGCGCTGCTCGCGCATGTCAATTTTGCCGTTGTTGGGACCAAAAACGTAAGGGTCGGACTCCTTGTCCTCGCTCTGAGCAAATGGGCGTCCGGTCACAATGACCGACATTTCACCGGATTGGATGAAATCAGGTTCAACCCGATCAAGTCGGATCCAGCGGTTTTGGCCTTCTGTGGCCGGTAGGGACGGGCCGCCAGAGACCCAGCCAAGGTCATTGGTCTCAAACGAGCTGGGGATGGCCAACACGTTCTGGCCATCAATCTCGTCTGTGCCAATTTCATGTTGGTATATGGCAATGCGGTCAGCCGGGATTGAAAAGGTCAATGACACCGCACCCGTGCCCGTAGCCGCCGCCGACATTTCAATAGCCTGAAGGTAGATGGCCGACACAGGAATGGAAAACCCAGCCCCCGCGCCGCCCAAACTGGCTGCCGTGGCGCTCAGGGCATTGCCTACCAAATAACCCGCTCCACGGGCCGTAACGGTCACGGTGGTCACTGCCCCCCCAGAAACAACAATCGTGGCCTTAGCGCCCAGTCCTGACCCTCCTGTGAGGGTTACATTGGTGTAAGTCGCATTGACGTAGCCTGAGCCTCCGGTGATTGCTCCAAGCGTCTTGATGTTGCTGGTCGTAATTGCGACCACGGTCGTGTTTGCCGGGATGTTGGTGCCGGTGATAACTTGGCCAATCGCAACTTGCGTGTTGTAGGTGTCGCTATAGAGGAAAACGCTGCCAGACACCGTGTTAAAAGTATCAGTAAACACGGTTTTAGCTTCACTGGCGTGCCAGTCAGCAGCCACGGGGAAGGCAAACACCTGCGAGAAGTACCCGGCAGAGCGCTGGGCACCGCGAGCCTCGCCCGCGTCGTACCAAATGTTCTCTCGCACGTTGTAGATGATGGCGTCAGTGCATTCGGTTGCATCGCCACGAGGGTAGAACCACCAGACCTCGCCGTAGCGCGGAACTTTTGTCACCCAAACCTTCTGACGCTGGTCGTAGTTCAGGTTGTCAAAGAAGTAGTTCTGGTTCATGCTGTTGGGGATCTCCTTGACCACACCGTTGTACAGCAGGAAGCGGTCCACGCCGCACCAGTAATAGACGCCGTCGTACTCAATTGCCGACTGAGAAGACAGGATTGAGGACTGGCTGCTGATGATGTCGTAGCGCCAGTATTGAGCCGGCGTCCCCGTGCCGCCAATGAATGACACGCGGATTAGGCTGTCAAGGCTCCAGAACAGCCCAGAAGGCGCGTTTGAGCCGCCCCTGACGGGTAGTCCTTGGACAATCTTGCCGGAGGCCACGTTGGTCGCATTGGCGTCGGCAGAGACCCAGTCGCTGGGGTTGCCGGCCGAACAGTTCTGAATCAGACCATTGTTGCCGTACACGAATAGGTAAGGGTGCAGCGCAACAAGTCCGCCAGAGACTGATATGTTGTTGTCAAAAGTCAGCGTCACCGGGCCGCTTGCTGTTGCCGCAGCGGACAACACCACTTTTTGATAAGAGCCAAGCGTAAAAACAAACCCAGTTGTTGCCGCAACGATTGTGGATATTGCGCCTCCACCAGACGTTGCTGACAAGGTAAATGTTGTCGCGTAGTTGGTGGCAATGATGTAGTAAGTGCTTCCAGCAGAAAGACCAATATATTTTTGTACCGTAAACACCAAATTGTTGGTGCTGGTGACTATTGTTGTAATTGCTGATCCACCAGATGTGGCAGACAACGTAAATGTTGACGTGCCGTTGGTTGCAATGATGTAATACGTTGTTCCGGTGATAACGCCCGGAAATGGCGTGAATACAAATGACAAACCAGTGGTTGCACCAAAGGTGTTTGTTATTGAAGATCCACCAGAGGTGGCAGACAAAGAAAAGGTTGATGTTCCGTTGGTGGCGGAAATGTAATAAGTTGCCCCAGAAACAAGCCCTGTTCCATTTGGCCCAGAGAACGTCAAGCCAGCCAAGGTAACAATATTTGTTGTTATTGCCGCCCCATCTATTGAAGATGCCAACGTAAATGTTGACGTTCCGTTGGTGGCAATAATGTAGTAAGTGATACCTGCGGCGACGCCGCTTGACAATATTGCCGTGAACGTCAGCCCAGTGGTTGTTCCCGCTGTTGTGGTTAAGGCTGTTCCACCAAATGCCGAAGAGAGCGTAAATGTTGACGTCCCATCCGTAGCAATGATGTAATAAGTTCTATTGCCATTAACACCAGTTTCCGTTCCAGTAAGCGTTCCAGAAACAAAAACTGGCTGGCCAATGTACAGGCCAGTTGTAGCTGTGCAGGAGCACTGACCCGCAGTTCCAGTAACAGCCACGCCAGCAACTGTTGATGGGGTAGGTGTACCGCCCACGGTAATTGGCTGACCTACGTAAAGTCCTGTTGTTGCCGTGCAAGAAAAAGCACCATTGACGCTTGTAACTGCAACACCTGCAAGTGTGTTTGTGCTTATTGATCCAGAAACAACTACAGGCTGTCCTACAGCAAGTCCGGTTGTTGCTGTACAAGAAAAAGCACCACTTGAGCTTGTAATTGCAACACTCGCTAAGGTGGTGTTGAGCAATGAACCAGACACAACAACTTTCTGCCCGCTGTACAAGCCATTGGTTGCGGTGCAAGAAAATGTACCGCCCGTCCCAGTTACCGCAACCGTGGACAAAATTTCTGTCGGCAGAGATCCTGTAACGGTAACTGTTTGGTTGATGTAAAGGCCTGAAGTTGACGCACAAGAAAAGGTTCCGCTTGTTCCCGTTACTGCAACCGTGCTTAAATTCGGAGACTCAAGATTGCTGGAAACAACTGTTGTCGCAGACGGTATATTTGTGCCGGTAACGGTCTGGCCAGCGCCAATCAAGGTATTTGTTTCAGATATGGTGACAGATGTTGTGCTGTTTATGTAGGCGTTGGCATCTGTAAAAACTCCAATTCGGGACATGGTCGTGTTATTGATATCGCCAATCAGCACAGGCGTATCAATGTTATTGCTGATTGAGTCAAGGTTCAGACCGGGGTGGGCTACGAGAGACTGAATGCCATTACCACCAACGTCATAAAACCCATCAAATTGCCACAGGTTTAAGTCAGATGCTGTGAAATTGGTCAGCGTAAAGTTATCAACACCAGCTCCAACGCCATTGTTGTCAATGGTCAGAACTTGCAGACCGTCGTTGTAACCGCTAAAAATTGAAGTGAAGGCGTTCTGAGTGTTGACCCAGATCCCACGAGAGGGGCCCGTAAGCTGGTCAGAGATGACACGATAGCCACCAATCTTGCGGGGGCGGCCACGTTGAAAACGCACCCACTCGCCGTCGGTGTAAAAACTCATGTCAAACACCGTGCCGTCGCGCTGGATGCCCGGCTTTGTGTCAAGAGTAAAGACTTTAATTGACATCAAAAAACCCCGCCCTTAACACCCCCAGTAAAGTTGCCGGTGCCGGGAATATTCAGCCCTGTAGCCGTTAAACCAAACAGTTTGACGCCCAAGATTGCAATACCAAACTCACCAGAGCCGGGTCGGTAGATGCCTGTTGACGTCTCCGTTGCAAAGTTCAGCGACGGGGCTCCCACCGTGCCGTCCACCAAAGACACATTCGACGCACCAGCAGCGATCGTTGAGGCGTTGAGCAAGTTGACCGAGTCGCACAGCAGGATCACCTGTTGGCTCGCAGGTACGGTTGCCGTAGCCCCCCCACCGCTCGTGGTAAAGGTGATCTGGTAGCCGGGGCCTCCACCATTGGTCTGGTTTGTGATGTAGTACACCTGCACCGTCTGGGGCAGCACTACGGTCACGTTGCCCGTCAAGGTCCCGGTGTACTTTTGAATTACATTGGAGGCCTCGGCGGCGGTTAGGGTGTAGCTGCCAGTCACCACAGCCTTGGTGAGCTGAGTAAAGTTGAACTGGGTGCTACGGCCTAAGCCAACGGTAAAGAAGGCAGAGCCGGAGCAGCAAAGCACACAAGAATCGGCAGGCTGCAATGAAATATTTGCAGCGCCATTAATCAGGTCACCGCCAGATGGCGCAACGGTCAGCGTGCCAGTCCCGCCGTTGCGGACCATCATGTACCAGTCGTTGCCCAGTGTGACGGCCGATGTCAGCGTTAAGGTGCCAGCACCGCCGGTCCAGACATAGGTTGATGCACGGTCTGCGGCCAACGCGGTGTAGTTTGATGCAAAGGTGTTGACCTCATTGGCGGCGTTCAAGGTGTTGGAGATAGCCTTGAGGCCAAATCCAGCAAGGGTAGCCGCGTCAACGTTGGACGTGCCCACGCCAAAGGCTATGAGGCCCCATGTGCCCGCCGTGGTGGCGTTGGTGGTCAGGTAAATGTACTTGGCCTCGCCGGCCGCGATCGTAACAATTGAGCCGCCAGCATAGTCCCTAACCTCAAAACTGTAAGACCCGACGTTGCGGAACAAGGCATCAATACCCACAGACGCCTGATTTGCAGGCGGCATGTCTAAGGTGAACGAGTCAAGCGTGAAAGTCAGCCCGGTAGTAGATCCAGCGGTGGTGGCCACCGCCGTGCCGCCTAAAGTAGCCGACAGCGTGAAAGTCGTCGAGCCGTTGGTGAGAATGATGTAGTAGGTGGTGCCGCTGACAAGGCCCGTTGACGTGCCAGTTAGAGTCCCGGCAACAACAACCGCTTGACCAACAAACAAGCTGGGAGTTGTGGTGCAAGTGCATTGGCCTGCCGTGCCTGTGACAAGGACCCCGGCAAGCGCCAAGCCGCTAGAGAGCGACGTGACGTTCATGATCCGCGCTGCAGCGTTGTCCGTCACGCTACCGTTGATTGGCCACGACAGGGTGCTGTCAGCGGAAAGCGTAATCTCTCGGTAAGAGACGTCGGTCGGCTGGATTACCTGACCGGTGAATGGGCTATTGAAACTCATGAATCCCTCACAATCGCCTGACGATCAGCAGCACGAATGACGTTCTCTGTCTTCAGGACTTCAATGATTTTGTCGTAATTGCTCTGCCACATAGGCATGCGCTCGTCATTCTTGAGGAACGGCATGGCTTGCAGCAAAGTGCCATATAGCAGCGCCTGTGGGGCGTATTGGGTGAACCAGCTCGATTGATTTGATGAGTCCAAGGGCTGCACGCGCTCGTAGTACAGAACCTCGTAAGAGTAGGCCAGTGTGGGGGTGGGGCCTACCAACCAGTGCTGGTAGTCGTAGTCGCAAAAATAAAGCGGCACGTCTGTGCTGGCCGCCTCTGGCCAATACTCGCGGATGTACTCGTAGGTCCGAAGCAGAACAGGCTGGCGCTTGCCTGCCACGGTGACGTTCATTGAAACAGTCTTGCGCCAGCGTGCAGGCTTGGGAATTACGTTCTCGGACGCAACCATGTTGCTTGTGGCCACAGTCAAGTTGCCAAGAAATTTGATTTCAGCCGCAATAATCTGCTCTGCCAGCATGATGAACTGCGGAATTTTGTCTAAAGTCTGGGTATCTGTGCGCTCCAGATAGGTCTGGATGTCATTGACCAAACTGTCGTACGTCATTACGGCTGCGACTGTCATTTTGTTCTCCGTTATCCGACGTTAAATTGTTAAGACAGAAACAGGGCGCGTTCGTCATTTCTGCGTTTGACTAGCCCCGGAAGGATTTTACCCCCGCCCCGTGTAAACTTCAAGAACTCGTCTGCCGCCGCTTCAATCTCTCCCCGAAGAACCTTCTGACGGAGGGTTGATCGCTGTACGCCGCCCAGACCGAGATTAAAAGCAAAGCTGACAAGAGCGTCGTTTTGGCCTTGGGTAAGAACCACAGGAAAAAGTTTGGCGACCCCAACCTCAAATCGGCGGAGATCAGCACCAAGGATTCCATCTACTTCGGCTCCTGAAAATACGCGGTTATCTTCCGTTTTAAGCGGGTAAGCGTCTCTTTGATCCAGAGGTAAACGACCTTGATCGGGGTAAAGAACATGACCAACTCCTACAGTCCAGAGCCGCGCTGGGCAGCGGTACGGTTTAAATCTCACACCCTCGTGGTGCTTGATCATCTCTTTGCATCGCGCAGAGACTTTCATTTCTTGCTAAACGCTTGGCTTCCAAACCAGAAAGAAATGACACTTGCCCAAATGATTTGAGTTTCGTCATCCCAGATGTTGTCCAGCATGATCTGGAAATCTACACCGTGGTTCCAAGCGTAAACAAACCCGGCTACGTCTACAAACACCAGCAGCAGGAACAGGCCGTAGGTGATAAGGGGCCGAACACCAGCACGGAGATTGATCATCCACTGACTTGCACCTTGCCCAATGGCTATGTCGTGTGCGTACAGTGCGCTGCGCTCTGCGGATGCTGCCTCAATCATCTGGCCCTCTACCCTGATCTCCTCCACCCGCTGTTGAGCCTCAAAACCTGCCTTGCGGAGTTCCAGTTCACGCTCTGTCTGGAGGCGAGCCATTGCCATCTCGTGGCTCTTGTCAGCGCGGTCTTGGAAAAACCCAAGCAACTTTGGCAAACCACCGGCAAGGAAGCTGACCAGTGTAGTAAACAGAGTAATCATTTTGGTTCTTCCTCATCATCATGCGATAACTTGACGCCTGCTAACAGCCCAATAAAGCCGCCAACAATGGTTTGAAATGCAGGGCTAATTAATTTAAATATTTCAAAGTTGTCCACCTTCTCGTCAAACAACCCAATCATCAGCACCGCTACCATGCCCATCACAACTATGCACAGGGTAAAGCTGACCATCAAAGTTACTGCAAAAGTGAGTTTGGCTTTCATTTGTCCCGCCTATTCCACATTTCAAATTTTGGACAGGACTTCAAATAAGTCCACACTACAGCCCCAAAAACTTTTTGACAAACTCAGCAGCAACACCGGGGCCAAACAAAACGCAAACAATCACCCCGTACAAGAGGTACTCAATCTTGTTCATGCGCTTTGAACCTTCATCAAAACGCTTTTGAATGCTTTCGTGCCTTTGTACGCAAACCGCCTCGTGGACGCTCAGTCGCTTGTCGGTGTCATTGGCAAGTTCGTTAACGTCTGACATTTCACTCGTCTTTCGGCTCTTCTTTAGGCTTCGCGGCTTCTTGAATCGCTTGAATCAGCGGAAAAACTTCTTGGTATGGGCGGGTTCCAAGGTAACCAAGAATTTGGTTGACGGTTTCAATTGGGAGTTGCAAATTCATGGTGTTCCTTATACAGCGGCGTTCCGTAGTGGGGTTAAGTCTTCAGTTGTCCAGAAGTCTTTGGCAAGCATGATGTTCAGATGCTCTTTGTTGCGGCTCAAGCAATCTGTCCATTCGGCGTCGTTCATGTACGCTGGCTTGCCGCCGTTGATGAGGTTCACGCTGTCCATCGCGGCTTTGTAGTGTTGAGCGATTTGCTCTGGGGTTTGTTCAATCATGGGTTAGGCTCCTTTAAGTTGAGTAATTTCAGCCTGCAAAGCATCAATCTTTGCAGACAGTTCTTGAATGGCTTTGACCATTACGGGTAGTAATTTGCCGTAACTAGCCTCAAGTTTTTCTGGGTTTGATTCGTACACAAGTCCGGGTATTTCAATGCCCGTTTGCTCTTGCACTTGCTTTAAATCTTGAGCAATAAAACCTGTGTCTGGTACGCCAACTTTAGCTCCGTCCCGCATATTCCAATCAAACGACACGGGATTAAGCCGATTGGTAAAATCTAAACCTGCGGCAATAGGGAGTACGTTTGTTTTATCCCGCGCATCCGACAAGGATGTGATGGATGTAACTTGGCAACGCAAAGTAGCAATACTTGAATTTCCAAGAGTAATTTCATTATTTACGGAGGCAGATGATACGTCTGCGTTACATCCGATAATAGAATTGTTAGTTCCTGTTGTTAAAGTAGACGCAGTACTAGAGCCTAGTGCGGTATTGTTATTTCCTGTACTGTTGTATAGAGCATACGAACCAATTGCAGTAATGCTACCGCCCACAGTATTTGTAAATAAAGAATTATCTCCAAATGCGGTATTATACGAACCCGTTGTATTAAAAAACATTGCTCTAGCGCCGCCAGCAGAGTTGTTAGTTGCTGTACTGTTGTAACCAAGAACTTGTGCCCCAAGACCAGTATTAACTGACCCCGTATTTACTTGTAAACACGTTTCTCCAAGTGCGGTACATTGGGCATAACTACCCGCGCCATTTAATGCAGTGTAACCAACAGCGGTATTTCTTGCGCCAGTGCCATTCGTATACGCATTTTCTCCAATGGCTGTGGCTCCATTATAGTTAGTAGCGTTTGCTCCAGCATTTTGTCCTAATGCTACGATACTAAGCCCATTAGATGTTTTTCCATACACAGTACCCAAAGTAGTCGGGGTAGCGGCAGATGCGGACACCGCTGCCCATGTAGGTGCAACCCCAGCACCAGCCGATGTCAGCACCTGACCAGATGTACCAGCGGACGAGCCGCCCATCTGCATATCACCCCAGAACCTGTTGCTGGTAATGGATGAGTTGCCGTGCGTGAATTCGTTGCTAACAGAACCCGAAGATAAACTAGAACCATATCCAATACAAATATTATTTGATCCGGTAATAATAGCACTATTACCCGCTTGATTCCCAACCAAGATATTATTATCTCCAGTTGTGACGTTAAGACCAGCACTATAGCCCAAAGTGGTATTACCACTGCCGGTAGTATTGCCATAAAAAGATTGCGAGCCAATTGCAGTATTTCTAATTGCAGTTGTAGAATTATTTCCGGCATTAGCACCTATATAGGAATTATTACCGCCACTAGTATTTGAATAGCCTGCTTGAACACCAACAAATGAATTGTATTGTCCTGTATTGGAATTACCTGCCTGATAACCTAAAAATGCAATATAAGGAGAACTACCGCTAGTATTCGCATAAACAGTACCCAGCGCAGTCGGAGTGGCGGCAGATACTGATGCTGTTGAAGCAATCGAAATAGAACCAGCACCGTTGGTAATAGATATGCCTGTTCCAGCGGTCAATGTGGTACGGGTAAAGCCTGTGCCGTTACCAATATTTAAAGCGCCGTTTGCAGGGGTTGTGGTCAGCCCTGTGCCGCCGTTTGCGACGGGAAGTGCCGTGCCAGAGTAGGTAATGGCAAGCGTACCGCTTGTGGTGATAGGCGAACCTGCAACTGACAAGAAAGCAGGAACAGAAGCGGCTACGCTTGAAACAGTTCCAGAAGATGAGGCGTTGGATGCCAACAACTTGACCGTGCCTGCGCTATTCTTGAAGTACAGTTTTTCGTCAAGGGTATTGAGCGCCAACTCGCCAGCAACAAGATTGCCAGCAGACGGCGCTGCCGCCGCAGTTGGGCTGTAGTAAAGCGATATGGGTGTGTAGTTTGTCTGAGCCATAAATTTTCCTTAGAAAGTTCCACCAGCAACACCGTAAATTGTGCCAGTTCCGCCGTTTGCTATTGGAAGGATACCCGTCACCCCGGTTGTCAGGGGCAGTCCTGTTGCGTTTGTCAGCGTGCCGCTGCTTGGCGTACCCAGAGCGCCGTTAAAAACCACGGGCGCACCAGCAGAACCGACAGCAATCGCAAGGGCCGTTGCTATGCCTGTGCCTAAACCTGATACACCCGTACTGATTGGCAAACCTGTTGTGTTTGTCAAAGTACCGCTTGATGGTGTACCCAGTGCGCCACCATTGACTACGAATGCCCCTGCCGTGCCTGTATTGACCCCTAGAGCCGTCACAACGCCAGTGCCAGTAGTCACGGTGCTTGGAGCAACTCCAGCGCCTCCACCGACCATTAAAGCGTTGGACGCCAATAGCGCAGATGTGGCCCAAGTGCTTGTGCTTGTGAAGTAGGGTACACCACCGCTTGTCCCGGCAACCGTCAACGCCAAGGTTCCGCTGGTCGTAATTGGTGAGCCAGCGACCGAAATCAAGCCGCCCGTGAATGACTGGGCAACGCTGGTTACCGTACCCGTACCTGCTGCCGACCAAGAGCCATCACCACGCCAAAACGTGGAAGAAGTTGCACCAGTCCCGCCGTTCAAATTGGTGACCGGAAGGTTTCCTGTGACACCTGTGGTTAAGGGTAGACCAGTCGCGTTGGTCAGCGTCACGCTTGTCGGCGTGCCTAGTACCGGTGTGACTAGGGTGGGGCTATTAGAAAGCACAACATTTGTCGTTCCTGTAGATGTCGTGACTCCCGTACCACCATTGGCAACGTTCAAAGTACCAGCTAGGGTGATTGCGCCTGCTGTCCCAGTGCTTGGCGTAAGCCCGGTTGTGCCTGCGCTGAATGTTGTGACACCCCCAGCCGCACCACTTGAAGCCAGAGTAATCCGACCTTGCTGGTCAACTGTGATGTTTGCGTTTGTATAAGCACCCGGCGTAACAGCCGTATCCGCAAGAGAAATAGTTCCTGTAGAGGTGATTGGGCCACCCGTGAGGCCAGTTCCTGTGGCAATAGAAGTGACTCCGGAACCGGAGGCAAATGCAGTCCAAGCGCCGTTGTAGCCCTCAAACAAGCCCGTCGAAGAGTTGTAGCGGAAGTTCCCTAGCGTAGATGTCCCACGTTGACCCGTTGTTCCGGCTGGCACAACAACACCCCCGGTGCCGGGAATTACGGGGTCAGTGGCCAAAGAAACCGTTGGGTTGCCGCTTACCCCAGTGCCGTTTGCAACGCCAATTTGGTTGGCGGTGCCTGTGATGGTTGCGGAGGTGATAGCGCCACCAGTTGAAAGAGCAACAAGGCCGTTAAAACTAGCGTTGGCAAAATTCAAAACTTGACCGCTTAAAGCAACGGTCGGGTCACCAGATACGCCAGAACCGTTGGAAATTGACAGCCCATTGCCGCTAACGGCTATAGAACGGTTTGTAATGGCCGTAGAAGACGTTTTTACTTGGAACCCAGTGCTGGAGTTCACTAAGGACAACAAAGCGCCTGTGGTCGTTATATTGAAGACCCCTTGCGCCCCGCCGTCAGTCACCGTCAAGCCATTGGTTGCCCCTACATATCGACTGTTTGCCAACTGAGGTGTTTGGTTGACCGTCAAATAGGTGTATGTCTGAACGGGTGAGCCAGCAAGTGCCGCAGTCGTCGTCTGGACTGTCACCCCATTTTGGACAATAGGAACCGCTTCCGTACCCGTAATGGCACCGGCCGATGGCAATTGGAGGATGGTTACTTGTGCGGACATTATGTGCTCGTGTTGTCTGGCGGGTTTGGTGCAATAGTGTCCCTGTTCCCGGTAGATGTTGGAGTCTGGGTATTACCCTCAGTCGAGATCTGATACACGCTAGTTTCTCCGCCCGTGATCAAATAGTTGTCGCCGGCACCAATTGGTAGATCAGGGCGTGGAAACCGAATTGTTATTCTTTCGGTTTTGCGAGCCGGCAGGCGGTAGGGGTCAAGCTCATCTGCACAGCCTTCGTTGCACACTCTGAGACCCGGTAAGTTGGGGTCGTTGCGCATCACAGCATGCGGGCGCTTCATCTTGCAGCGATCGCATATTGCAATTGCAATGTCAGAGTATCCGAGGGTGTCAAGAAAGATGGCCACAGGTCACCTTGTATACGGGGAAATATTCGGAGCAAAGTAAATCGGCGACCGATCCCGCTCCTCTTCCTCGGCCATGGCAAGGTACTTTGCCGCCTGACCCTCTAGGTACTGAATGCGGCCCATGTCCACGCCGGGAAGCTCAAGGCTCATCCGGTGAGCCAGCATCATCACCACGGCCTCGTACCAGCGCTGTGGGACCTCTAGCTCGCCGTACAGGTCGCCCACGTCCATTATCTGGCGCGAGTACCAAACAACCATCTGGTAGAAGGCGTTCTGGGGCGTTGGCCAAAGCACGATCTCGCTCTGCGGAATGGTTCGGTTGAACCAAAACTGAAACGGCTGGTTAGCTGTAAAGTTCTTGTTGGGCAGGTTGGTGTAGTCGTCTCGGTTCAAACGCGACATGGTGATCTCGGTGCTGTTGTTGCCAAAATACAACTCACGCAGGCTCAAAATGGTCCCGCTGTAGGCCCGGATGCGGTAGTACGGCACGGTCTGGCCATTGACAATGTCGGTCCAGATCCACTCGTTGTCAACCACGGTAATGGACCCAAGATCAACCAAGGTTGCCCAAGTCACGTTGTCAAGCGAGTATTCAAGGATGAATGATTTTGTGCCGCTGGAGGCCGGCAGGAACCCAATGGAGCCAATAAAAATTGGGTTGGACGGGCCAAAGTTGACAGCGATGTTGCCGTTAGCCGAGGTCTGGGTGCAGACCGTGTCCACGTCACCGTCATAGACGTTGCCAACTGTTCCGCCGGCCGAAGTTGTGTAGCTGCCGTCAGGACGGTTCATCCAGCGGTACAGGGCATTGAGAACGTCATTACCCCCCAAAGGAAGCAGGTAGGTTGCGCGGTCAGGCGAGAAGCCGTAGACCTTTTTGCTGATGGCCCAATACTGGATGCCAATGTTGATCAGATTGGACAATAGGAAAAACAACGACTCGCGGGAGCTTAAGACCTGCTCGGATGTCAGCTCTTCGGCCAGCTTGCCGCAGCGACGTGCGCCGTGATCAATCAGCGTTTGGACCGTTATGACGGTTGTACCTACAGATCCTGAGTACGCCATATCAGCACTTCCATCTGTTTAAGGCTGCCGCTTTGCGTGTTGGCTTGCCTTTTTCATCTTTCATCGGCCCCGGCATGCCCGACATGCGTGCGCAAAATGAATCTTTGCGTGCGCCACCTTGGGGCTGTGGTGCCTTCAAGTTGCTGCCGGTTGCCGCATTGTATTTTGCCCTACCTTTAGCGGTCAACCCAGCGCCCTTGCTGACTGGCAGCTTCTCGCCACGGCCGACCGCAAGAGACGGGCCGCCAGCCTTCAATTTTTTATCTGAAAACAGCTTTTCAACCATGTTCAGCCGTTGAGGTTTGGTCGTCACATCGTTGATGATCTTGACCCTCTCAGGCTTGCTTTTGGACGGCTCGTAAAACCCAGCCTTCTTCAAAGATTTGGCTACGGATAAGTTGTTTTTTGACATGGTCAGAACCTGTACTTAGCTGTTTTCTGCACAATCTTTTTTGGCTGCGCTACGAACTGTTTGCCTGCGGCTTTTCCTGCTCGCTTGGCTTTGGTCGTCGCAGCGTACTCAGCAGGGCTGAGGCTTTTAATTGCAGCTTTTGGAAGGTATCGCTCACCAGTCTCAGAAGATTTTTTACCACTTTTGGTTCCCCAGTCTTGTTTGCCCCAATCGCTTAGGGATTTCTGTGGCGCTTTAATCACGATAACCGCCACCTGCGGCCTTATACCGCTTGGCCACAAGCTGCGCTTTTCTGGCGCTCCATTGTCCTGCGCCCGTGCCTTGCGTGGCTTCAGACTTGACTGCTGACACAATACGCTTTCTAAGCTCTGGCTTAGTGTAATTGCCAGCAGCGTTTACGCCACCACCATCAGCCATTCGTTTATCAGCGCGGGCAAACTCTTTGCCAACCTTTTGAGGGATGCCCACCTTCTTGGCGAACGCCGGGTTGTGTGCGACCGCCGTCATCAAACGATGTTGTGAGGGTGACTTGCTTGGCATGATTAACCCAGAGGATTGACGTAATGCTTTTGCATTTCAAGAATCACGGTGTATGCATCTCCAGCAGAACCATCAAGAGTTGTGAAGGTAATCACACCGTCTTTGCCAGCCCCGGCGTTGTTCCACAACCCACCAAAACTTGAGTAATCTTGGGTGTAATTCGTATTGGGCGGGATTATTTCAATAACTACTGGCGCAGTCGCTTTCCAGTTCATCTGCACCTCTAGCCCGTGCGTCATGGCCGTGCATTTCAAAATAGTCACAGCATCACAGGCACCACCAGCCGCTGAAGCAGCAAGAGCCGAAGGAGTCACTTTTGCAACCGCAGACTCATTTTCAGTCGTACTCATTGATGCATAAAACTTCATAATGGCAATTCGTTCGCCATCAAACAATGTTTGGGATGTAGCCGTAATAGCCATAAATTTCTCCAATTAAAAGCAGGGGCCGTAGCCCCCACTTAGACTCAGCAATTCACCATACCACCACGCTTTTTAGCGGGAGTGACGGTGACTGACTCTTTTGTCTTAGTCACGCTGTCAGCAGTCTTTTTGGGAATGAAAAAGTTTTTTGCTTTACTAGCAAGTTCTTTCACCATGCCCAACGGGTTCAGCGCATCCTCAACGTCACGGCTGTACTTTGGCGCTTTGTCATAAGCGCCTTTGGACATGTCTTCCAACTTTTCAGAGGAAGAGCCGCCGCCATTCATTTTTACCGTGCCACCACGTTTAAAAGTCCCGGACAATTGGTCAATTCTCACGGGCGGCGAAGGCCGTTTGTTGCCTTGAGGCATCGCGACGGGACGGCCTGAGTTAACAGTCCCGCCCGCCGCGTAGGCTTTTTTTGTGGCACCACCTTTTTTGTAAGCGGCAGACATGCTGTTATTCATCATGCCATCATCCATCATCCCGCCGCCCATCATGCCATCGCCGGCCATGCCGCCACCCATCATGCCTTTAATTTTGCCGCCGCGTTTGTAACCGCCCGCATTGGACTTGGCAACGCCACCAGTGGCAAAACCGCCTTGGCCATTGACCACACCGCCGGTAGCAAAACCGCCTTGGCCGTTGACTACGCCACCAGTGGCCATCTTGCCGCCGTGCTTCAGCTTGAGTGAAGTGCCTTTGCCGCCCTTGTGCTCTTGCATGTCGTGCTGTTTAAAAGCTTTCTTGAGCATGGCTTTATCTTGAGCCGTGTCCATTTTCTCTTCTTTGCGCTGATCGGATTTTGATTCCATGCCGCCTTCAGCTTTGCCACCTTTTTTCATCGGGGCGGACGTGACAGGAGGAGTTGGCATTGACGACGGCATTGAGGGTTGCATTTGAGCAGCGCCACCAATCGGACCGGCCGGACCGGCACCGGACGGTAGGCCGCGCATGGCACGCCGACGCATGGCCAGAGGCGGACGCATGGGCGCGTTGGCACCTATCATGCCGCCACGAGCAGGCATTGCAGGGGGCATAGGGCCAGCGGCGCTCATGGGCGAGCCCATCATGCCTCCGTCAGCCTTCTTGACTACCTTGCCACCCTTTTTGAGTTTCAGCTCAACTGAGGGCTCGGTGGTCTCCATCTTGACCATTGGTTTAAATTGACCCATGTCGTTCTCCTTTAGGCTTGAGTTACGCCGAGTGCGCCAACGCGAGTAGCGTTAGGGCCGACGGCGATACCGGGCAGGGTGATGGTCATCACGGTGCGAACAATACCGTCCGATGCCGTTGCGGGTACATAAGTACCGCGAACGTCACCAGTGGTTGCCGTAGCAGTAGCCATATCGGCGGCGACAAACGTACCTGCATCTTGTGCAAGTGTGTTGTTGCTCTTGACGCTGCTTACATAAGCCACGTTGAACACGCGAACCGGGAGGCCCAGAACATCGCTTGTACCGATCAACACCGCAGTTGCGGAGCCAGCAATCGTCGCACCAGAAATTTGGAAGAACGCCTTTTTGCCAGTAACAGCAGTGCCCGCAACAGAAACCGTGATGGTTTCAGTCATTGCTTGCCCGTAGTAGTCATAGCCACTAACGGTAAATGCACGGGCGGTGGTAGAGCAGTTTACCTTTACAGCGCGGGGGCAATCCAATTGGATCACGGTCGCGCCAGTGTTGAGAACAACAGACTTGGCCGAAGTACCAGCAGTCAAAGTTACAGCGCCTGCGGCAGCAGCGGTTTGAGATGCGGCAATGTTGTTGGTAACAGCGGCTTGAGGCATGACGTCCCAAACGTACACGCGACCAAGTGGTCCAATACCTAACTCCATTGGAGATGGATCATCAAATGCAATGTTGCCATGAGCATACATTGTGGTGCTGGAGGCGGTAACTGATTGGTTGATGGTGTATGTACCAGTCCCACCAGTTCCGGTCCCGTAGCCAGTGATGTAGGTGCCGTCGGTCACGCTGGAGCCGTCAACATACATACCCACGACAATTGGTGCGCCCTGCAATAGCGCAGTCACGGTCAGTACCGTGGTCGCCATTGAACCAGTGAATATGGTCGTATACGGGCGAATACCCGTGCCCATGTAAGTTTGGGCTGGGCCTAAGAATAGGTCATCAGAAAATTGAGGCATTTTGATCTTCTCCTTGAAAAGCTTGATCAGGTTTAACAAAAAAGGGCTGGCTTTTTAGACCAGCCCTTGTCACTTTACACGCCGGGTGTACCGTACATTGCACGCGGGTCGGTGAACCCGGGGATGTAACGCTCGGTGGCCTTGTAGCGCATGGAGTCGGTCTCGAAGTCGCCCTCCATAGTCTTCTCCAGTTTACGACGCATCATGAGCTTCATGCCCTCTGGAGCGTCGGTCTGGACCCAGAACGCGGTAGCGCTGGTCAAACGACTGATAACAGCAGCGCCCTCATCCAGCAAGCCGATAGACTTGACAGGGTTCAGGTCGTTGTTTGCTGTACCAGAGCGCAGGACGCTCTTCAACAGAACTTCGGCTTGGAAGACGTTGCCCGGGGCGACCACCAGTTGGCGGGGCACCAGACGGATCTTCTTGCCGTTGTTGTCAACAGCTTGACGGACTTGGATCAGCATCTGTTCCAGAGAAGTCTGGCTCAGGTTAGCGGCCGTGGCCAACTGGTTGCTGAACGTCCCGTTCACGATGGGGTGGGCCGTGCTAATTAAAGACACGCCGTCGCCACCGGGGTAGCTGGAGTTGAACGCACGGTTCAGGATGTTCGCGCACAGAGTCTCTTTCGTCTCGATCAGAGACTGAGCCAAGTGACGAGCATAAACCTGCCCGATACGGATGTGGTCGCCGTCTTCAACCAGCACTTTAGTCAACGCGAAGGCCAAGCCATACACGTTGTAAATATAGCGCTGCAAGAAGAGCACGCCGCCCTGTTGGTAGCTGACGGGAGTACCGTCAGGCAACTGGGGAGCCGCGCCAAAACCGTACAGGACGGGTTCTTCGTGGTAGTTGCGGGGAATACCGTCCTGCTCACGGAAAACCCGTGACCATTCATCGGTACGTTGGTCATAGACTCCATCGAAGCACTCGTTCATTATTGGTTCAACGATGCTTCTAAAGTCCGTACTGCGCATTGGTGCTGCCATGATTGGACTCCTTAGATGGCGTTAATGGTTGCAACGAACTGACTGCGCGAGACTTGTACTTGCACAACCGTGTAAGCATCGCCCCAAGCGTTGTCAACGCCGTTAGAAAGACCGATGATACGCATATCACCGACCGCGCTTGACCCCGCAAGGGTGGTGGAGATCGTGCATTGCGACAGTCCAATGGTCGTAGAACCAGCGGAGATGTTCGTAAAGTTTGCTTGATCGCCAATCGAGGTTTGAGCCAAGCTACCGTCTGCTTGAATGTCGTAAACGATATTCGGGTCAGAGTAGTAGTAGGTCACTTCAGAACCAGTTTGGTACGCAGTGTTTGCGGTCCATTGGTTGCTGACAATACGACGGCCGGTTGTATCAGTGTACTCATGACCAGCAAAAGCGCCTTGGTAGGCGCTGCCGGCAGTAGCAGCAATGATGTTTCCAGACGTGTTAAGGGCCACAGGTTGGCCTTTCAGAATTCCGGTTGAATAACCGGAGGCAATACCGCCAGCAAGCGCCACAGCGCGATCCAGACCCGATGGGTGGAACGAAGGACGCAGGCCGAACGGAGCAGAGGTTGCACTCATATCTAACTCCTTTGTTAAGTCCTCACCCGTAAAACACGGGCGTTTGGACGTTTCGGTTCAAATTGCCAAAGCCTTCACCTTCAACACTTCCCAGACTCTTGCCTGAGCTATCGCGGTTGCCCTGAAGCTGATCAACTTGGACTTGGACTTTGTCCGCCTCCTCCTTGGGTGCCTCATGGTGCATTTGAAGCATGACCTCCTGATAAACGTCCATTGGAAGTTTATACAGGCGCATCTCATTGCACGCGATAAAACCTATGTCTTCGCCAGCCTTTACGCGGTAATTGTCAAATCCGGGTAATTCTTCCGCTCTCACGGGAACATAACCCAGTCGCATCCGCTTATCGATACTGTCGTAGCCATTGGTGGTTGATAACCAGCAAAGATGCCATCCCGGAATATCCGGAACCTTCGGCAGCGCACTTTGTGTCCATTCATCGCTCCACATCTTGCGACGTTCCTGCTTTGAAATGAACTCCTCTTCGGGAGCGGCTCGTGATAAATCTTGTGAAGATCGGCTTTCACGGCCACCTGCGTTGAGGGTTTTTTTGAGACGAGCATCCATAATGTTTAGTTCCTTCTGTTGCGGGCTTCGATTGCATATCGCTTAATCATCTTGTTACGCTTTTCGGGGTCATCCCAAAAACCGGCATCTTTCATTGCTCGAACCTGTTCAGGTTCCAAAACAAATTGGCTGCCATTAACGCGACTAGACTCACGACTTGAACCTGTGACCACACTTCGGGGACTCCTTCTGGAATTCTCGCCAGTATCTCTAGTATAACGGTGAGGCAAGCGCTTTTGCAAGCGGTTGTCAAGTTCATCCCAATAATCTTTGTTGGCCGGGTCCCAACCCTCGGCAACAAGGCGATTGTCAATAACTTTGGCGATCTGGGTGTCCTCGTCCCCGGCATCCGGGTCGTACCAAGAGTTTCGTTCCATCCAGTCGTTGGCCAAACGCACCAGTTTGGGGTTGGCCGGGGCTGATTCCGTTGAGCCGGCTCTGGCAACCTGCTCCTTGTAGTTGTTCATCGCCTCCAGCTTTCGACGGGTGTCGTACCAGAGTTCCTGAGCCTTGGTAAACGCATCCCCATCGGAGTTGTCCGTGGCCTCCTTCATCTTCCCTTGGGCGTACCGCAGGCGGTACTGCTCGTCCTCTATGGCCTTGTCGTAGCGTGCCATGTCCGCGCCGTGGGTTTTGCGCTCCACAACGGACAGACGTTCCATCAGCTCCTGATTCTGGCGCTGCAGCAGGCCAAGGCGCTGGTCCTTCTCCTCGTTGGTGCGCTTGATGTAGTCCTTTTTGGCTCGGCGGCGGTTACGGCGGGCCTCACGGACTGCGTCAGAGTCGTCAGGATGGTCAACGTCACCGGCGTCATCAGCATTGCTGTCGGACCTGTTGTCAATTTGATCAGCTAAATGGTCAGGCAAATCAACGGTGACTGAGCCGTCTTGTTCCTCAACGACATTGAGATCTTCAGTTTTTTCTTCGGTAGTCATAGGAAAGCCCTCACTTTAAGAGGGTCACCCGTGAGCTGGGCGATAACTTCGTGGTCGTTGAGGACCATGAACAGGGAGGCGTCTTCTTGCGAGTCCTCGCCGGGGACCTTAACCTCCCAACGATCTCCGCCCCACTTGGGTACGCGGATGTAGTCACCCACTGAGCACCAAGATCCCTCTGGCCAAGATGCCATCGTGTCACGATGTTTGAATGCCAATGGTCCAATTGCGATGACTTTTGCCACCATGTTTTGCCATTTTTCGGTTTCCTTGGTTTCTTCGACCAAAATAATTCCGGATGCAGTTGTTGCCTTTTTTGAACGACGGAGTTGTACCAAAATACGTCCGCCAAGAGGTTTTGCACCGGGATCTACGCTCGGAAATGCCCAAGCCATCTCAGCTTCGTTAGAAGCTACCGGGTTACTCATTTTCATCTTCTTTCATCAGATTATTTAGAATTTCGAGGGCCTCTTGCAGGCCCGCGTTGTGGCCGACCAGTCGGGTGTAAGACTCCCAGTTCGTCGCATTACCAGCAACGAGGGACGAGGCTATTTCAGCCTGACGAGCCTTAATTCCGCCGATCAAGTCGGATAGGGTTCTCATTTTTTCTTAGCTTGTGACAGGCCTCCTGACTGTTTGGTTGGGGTAGACCCCTTCATGCTCTGGCCATCAAGCTTTTCGCCCATAGCCATGCGTTTGTGCTGGGGGACCTGCACACTCTTTTGTTCCTGATCACTGGTTGCCATAGTTAACTCCTTGGGTTGGTTCAGCCTTGACTTGCTCAAAATTGAGCTTTGCCGCATCGCGTGTTAAGCGGGCTGTTTCGATGCGTTCTTTCATGTCTCGGTCGCCAATAGCAATGGCCAGCTTGAGTTGCAGGTCCTCCATGGCTTCCTTTTGGTCTTGCTGCAGCTTGGCCATGTCAATTTCAATCTTGGCCGCCAAAGCCTTGTCCTTGAGGCCCATCTCTGCCTCGTCGCGCTTGGCCCGGCGCTCGGTCTCGGCCATGCTGGTGTCCAGCAGGACCTTGGTGTCCGGTGTCATCTGTGGCTGCGGTTTGAACTTTTGCAGGTTCTGCACCAACTGCTGGATGATTGGCATGATGCCCTTGAGCGTCTCGTCGGCGTCCATCTCAACGTGCTGCGAGGCCAAGGCAAACAGCTTGTCCACCGCCTTGGGATCTTTTTGCAAGTCATAGTCTTGCAGTTTCTGGCCCATGGCCTTCTGAACGTAGCCCGTCATGCGGTTTAAATACCAGAGCACGATGTGTTGTTTGATGTGCTCAACCGCCTTAGGCAGGTATGTTGGCGCAATAATAGGGTTGCCGCCAAAGATTGGACTCTTGGCAAAGTCCAAGTGGGCCTGAATATGGCCAAGATGGTCCTGCTCGGGGTAGGCGTAGGCACCTTGACCGATTGCCATGGCGACGTTCTCGTTGGCCGAGTCCATTTTGACCG